GGTGGGTTTGCTAACGGTGAGATTATCTTTAACAAGGATAACGGCGCTGAGGCAACCATTGTTTCCTTCGAGAACTCTGCTGGTATCTTGACTGGTAACAGCGGTGGTCGTATCACGATTGACATCGAAACTCTGCAAGAGGACTTCACTGATGGAGACATCATTTACGGTTCTATCACTGACAAGATCCTTGATATTGGTAAGATCAGCAAAGAAGGATTCAGAGACATTGAACTTAATCAGTTCGTACACGCGGTTAAGACGATCGAGTGTGATGTCAACAGCGTCCTGAGAGATCAAGGTTTCGAGGGCGACTTCAAGAGAGGTGATATTGTTTATCTCCTTTCAGGTGGTGTACCTAAGATTCCTGGTTGGACTGCTCTCGTTACAGATTATGTGTATGAGGAAGGCGTTCAGCATAAGATCTGGATCGCAAACTTGACACCATATGGCGCTGCTGCTGATGGCACTACAACCACAGATCCTCAGGAACTTTTGACAGGTGGTTTGGGTAGATTTGAAAACCTCAATAACTTCCCAATCATCTCCTGTGATATTACTACGGTTACTGAGACAAACTACACGTCCTACGGTAAGGTTTCTGGCAAGTCAATTAGTGGCGATACAGGTCGCCTATGGTTGGAGGATGTCAATGGCGATTTCCCATCAAACTTGTCAATCAGATCTGACTATGGATGGGCTGCTGGTGTTACCCAAGCGAAGAATCTCTTGGGTCGCTGCGATAGGTTCTTCCGTGGATTCGATGGCACTGCTGATACCTTCAAACTGACGGTTAGCAATGGTGAAGCATACTTCCCAGATCCCGCTGGTCACCTACTCGTCTTTGTTAATGGTGTTATGCAACCTCCTGGTGCTAACTTCGCATACACTGCATTCTCTGACCAGATCACGTTCACTGAACCACCTACCATTGGATCTGAATTCATTGGTTACTACGTGGGTAAACTGAGACAACTGGATGATATCTCGTTTGAGTTTGACTCCTTGCGCTCGTCCTTCAACCTGAAATATCAGGGTGGTTTCTACTCACTGACGCTGACTGAGGGCGTTTCGTCTAACACGATTCTTCCAGAAAACAACATCATCGTCTCGCTCAATGGTGTTATTCAGGAAGCAGGTATTGGTTATGAACTGGTTGGTTCTAGAATCATCTTCGCTGAGATTCCTCGTGCAGGATCAACATTCGTTGCCTTCTCTTACATTGGTTCCGACGCTGACGTTATCGCAGCAACTGTCGTGCCACCGATCGAAGCAGGCGATGTTCTACAAATTGAAGGTGAAGCAGACGAACGTGAAGTTGCTCTGATTGAGTCTTCCAACTCACTGATCACCTTCGAGTACACAGGCACAGTTAAGGGTCGTGGTGCCACCGCTCTTGCATCAATCAAGTCTGGTGAAATCACTAAGGCAATTATCACCTCACCTGGTGATGGTTACTCCTCGCGCCCGAACGTGGATGTGGTTTCCTCCACTGGTTTTGACGGTCGTGTTCGTGCCCTAATGGGTCTATTGAGAATCGATGTCAAGACTGCTGGTATTGGTTATCAACAACCAATTGTTGATGTTCAGACTACCGTCGATGATGATTTTGTTGTTCCTAGTGGACCTGCTGTTAACCAAGGTTTTGACACCTACGCTGGTGAGGGCACTGACGCTCAGGGCAACCCAATCGTTATCACCCCTGGTTATATCAACGTCGCATCGCAACCTGTGAACGTGACGGTGAACCAAGGTCAGACTGCATCCTTCACGATTGTCGCTCAGTTCATCAACAGTTCTGATAATCAGATTGGATCTACTGCTCTGAACTATCAGTGGCAGCGTAAGCAGTATGGCGAAACTAACTGGGCGAACATCACTGGTTCTACCAGTGCCACATACACATCATTGACTGCCGAACAAGCAGATGATGGTGATGAGTTCCGTGTTGCAGTTACTGCTGCTGGTGCTACACCAATCTACTCCAACTCTGTGATCCTCACAGTACAGACTGGTGCCACTGTTATTAACAACTTCAACCCGACTCAGATTTTTCAATAAATAGATAAAAAGCACAATGACGGCAACCGCTGAATTTAACGCTGGCACTAGGACACTTACCGTAGATGCGGATGGACTACCATCTCCCGTAGCATACGGTACGTTTCCTAATGTAAACAATCCGAATAGCGTCACTGAGCAAGCATTTGATCATGACTTCTATTATAGAGGTGGTACCTTTGGTGTAACTAGGCAATTGGATTCCAATGTCTATGTACATGAAGGGTTTTTTATTAGTGTTGCATTGTCAGTTGCTGATAACTCTTTATTGGGTAATCAGATTCAAGTTGGTGACAGAGTTCTTTTTCTGTTTGATGAAGGCACAGCAGAGGAAGAGAAGTTAGTATTTACATATAGAGGGACAGAACAAACTGCAATCCCTGGTGAATTTTGGAGAGAGACTGATCAGAATTTACAACTGGTCATGGAGTATACAGCGACTGGTCGTACAGGTACATATAGTTATTATGATCAAAGAAATGGCAGAGTGAATACACCCTTAGGTGCTATTGGTATTGCTGCTAATGGAGTAGTTTTCTTCAATCCTTCTGCTGGTGCTAGTGGAAACCCACCAGTTAATTTCAGTTGGAATGCACACTTCCCCAGTTCACCAGTAACATTTGGTGAGGATGAATGTGGTGGACATCCCGAAGTCACAGGACAGTATCACTATCATGATACTGAGTTTTTGGAGTGTTGGAAGAATGGTGCTTCTATGGCATCTTACAATGATTACTATGGTTCTTCTCAGTATAATGGTGACAATCTAAGACATCCAGATGGGCATTCTAAAATCTTAGGATATGCATTTGATGGATTTCCTATCTACGGTCCATACCTTTATAGTAATAGATGGAATGTTAATTCTAACATCACAACTGCTACTAGTTCGTATCGTGTCAGATCCGAAGAGGTAGAAAACAGACCAATATATGGAGACTCACAGCAGAACCCCCCTGCTGGATCCTTGATGGAAGATTGGGAATATGCAGAAGGTCTGGGTAATTTAGATAGACATAATGGTAGATTTTGTATCACTCCTGAATTCCAGAGTGGCACATATGCATATTTCTTATCTACTGAGGTAGATAGTGAGAATAATCTACAACCAGTATTCCCATATATTATGGGTCTAACTTCTCGTGAAGTTCTAGATCAACCACCAAACAATGGCGCTGCAACACCCCCTGCACCTCCTTCTGGTGGTGATACTGAGGCACCTCCTTCTGTCATTCAAATTGCTTTGCAACCTGCAAATGCAACTTATAATGTCAATCAGACTGTCACATTCTCGATCACTGCTGCCATCAGTCCAGAAGATGGACCTAAGGCATATCAGTGGTTTAGATCTACTGATGGTGGATTCTCGTTTGCTGTGTTGACTGGTGCAACTGATGCAGCATATACATTTACAGCATTGAACTACATGTCTGGATATAAATTCAGATGTGAAGTACGTGGTCCTTTGGGTCTAGGTGTGACCCCTGCACAAAACTCACCTCTAACGTCAGACGTTGCAACTCTGACTGTGACTGGTTTCGGTGATGGTCAAGGTGATTCAGACTTCTCTTCTACGGATACTAAGTTTGACACTACAAGCATCTCCTTCGACGCAACATAAATAGAATTGTAAAAAAAGAACGATCATGGCAAAACAGTTAGTCGGTATTGGATCTTCGGCAAATGATGGTACAGGTGATACCCTAAGAGATGGTGCCATTAAATATAATGCCAACTTTGAAGAACTTTATGACAAACTTGGTAACACTACGGATATCCAACTAGATATCGCTACTGCTACTGATGGCCAAGTGCTTAAATGGAGTTCAACACCGAGTGGTGCATTCCGTGCTGGCAACTTTGACACGTTAACTGGTAATCTAGATACCAACGGTTTCGATATTGTAACCGATGGTACTGATAATATTATTCTAAAACACACTGGAACAGGCGACATCCAGTTCTGGGGTGGCGGATCGGGATCCGCTTATACTTATATCGACGGTGATGATGGATACCTCAAATGGTACGCTCCTTACGCTACTCTGGGCGACCTTCCTGATGCGACTAACCATCACGGTATGCTTGCTCACGTTCATGGTACTGGCAAGGCATACTTTGCTCACTCTGCTGCTTGGGTCCCCCTGGTAGACGAGACTCAAAGTATTACTGTCCTTGCCGACGTTGATACTACTGTTAATGGTGGTCCCTCTGATGGACAAGTCCTGAAATGGAATGATTCTAACAGTGCTTGGGAACCTGCTAACGATGAACAGGGTACTGGTGGTTCTGGCGGATCAACTCAGAACTTGTTTGAAACTGTTGATGCTGATACTGGAACTTCAACTGCTTCTGCTCCTAACGATACCCTCGTTATTGCAGGTGGTACTAATATCTCCACAACTATGGTTGGTGATACACTGACCATTGATATGACAGGCACCTTGGGTGACCTAAACCAGAATGTGTTTACAACATTCGGTGCTGATAATGGAACTGTTAGTGCCACGGTAGTTACTGACTCACTGACATTTACAGGTGGTAGTGGAATTACCACTAATTTGAATGCTGGTGCAATTACATTTACTAACGACTCTCCTAACGTCGTCCAGGACGCTCTGAAAGGGGTTGCAGGTGATACTGGTACATATACCGCCGATGCTGCTGATTCGTCTATTACCATCGCTGGTGGTACTGGAATCTCTACTGCTGTATCTGGTTCAACAGTAACGATCACCAACACAGTAGCACTGCCTAGTGCAAACGAAGGTCAATCATTGATCTATGGCACATCTAATTATGAAGCAGTAGCATCTCCTACTCTTAACTTTGCATTTAGTGCGTCTGACAGTAATAACTATACCGTCAATGGACCTGGTATAGATGGTGCCACTGATGCCACTATCTATGTGTATCGTGGATTTACTTACAGATTTGACAACACAACTGGTGCTAGTCATCCGTTAGAGATTAGAGTATCTAACGGTGGTTCTCAGATCGGTGGAACATCTGGATCTATTAATAGTATCCAATATTGGACAGTTCCAATGAGTCTTGCTGCTGGCACAACTTATGTGTACCAGTGCAATATTCACAGCAACATGGTTGGTAACATCGTAGTCGTCTAATGACAAGAACAGTTCCAGGAAGTGGCGCAACAATTGAACCCGTCTTTAACAGTGTATATGGTGTAAAAGACGTAATTGTAACCAATGTGGGTAGTGGGTATGATCCTGCTGACCCACCTAGGTTAGTAGTTGGGAACTGTGGTACTCCTATTAGGGATGCTGTTCTTAAAGCAAATATTGGTGATAACGGCGAGTTACTGTCAGTTGATGTGTTAGATCCAGGTGAAGGATATGATCCTTTACGTTTGGATATTGTTAGCACAGATGACGGCATCGTTGATGCAGATGCAAACATATATTTAAACCCCGATGGATCGGTAAGTTTCTTACAAGTCAATCAACCTGGTGATGGGTACTATTCGGCAGAAGCATATCTCAGAGGTGGTGGTGGATCTGGTGCAGAACTAGTTCCTGTGACTGGTGGTGTGACTGGTTTGTCTGTTGAGAACAATGGTAGGAACTACACAGCACAAGATATTACTGTTGTTATTTCTGGTGGTGGTGGATCTGGCGCTAGTGGAGTTGCCGAAGTTAATCAATTTGGTGTTGTAGAAAACGTCAATGTAACCACAGAAGGTGAGTTCTTTGAAACACCCCCTATCCTTCAATTGATTGGTGGTGGTGGATCTGGTGCAACAGCAGAAGCAGAAATCAATCTTGGTAGAATCTCTGCCATCAATCTACTGAATCCTGGCGGTGGTTATACCTCAGCACCTCAGGTCATCTTTACTCGGGACACCAATTTAATCAGAAAGCAACGTAATAGAACGTCCCTGGT